GGAGCGAGTGCTGTACCACTGGAACTAACACCAGAACCACCGTTGCACACCTGAAGCACCTGAGTCGTAACGCCCTCAGCACCATTCGTGATCGATGTACGATCGAAGATGCGAAGCTCACAGTTCTGGGTCTTCACAGCCGTATCAAACGTGAAACGGATGTTCAGCGTACCAGAGTTGATCGCAACCGCTGACGGAACAACCGCCGCTGCGCCATCGATGATCACACCGGAAGTAACAGTGTCATACTTGCAGTTCGTGGCCTCTGGACCCGCTGGAGCACTACCGTCACTCGCGCTGATGTAGGTGCTATCCTGATACTCCCCGACTTGAACCGAAGTTCCAAACGATGCACCGAAAAAGCCTAGACCAGACGAATTCAGGTCTACCCAGGTTCCACCACCTTGCCCTGCATAGAAGTTAATCGCTGCTGCCATGTCTTTCACCCCCTCTCATTTCGTTTTTCCAAAGCCTACACTTCATCCACTCTATTATACACCAACAGCCCAAAAAATGGACCTTGAATCCCACTTTATTTCTTAAACGTAACCTGAACCCGTCCATCTCTCTGGTTTTGGCCCATCATCCGCATCATAGTAACGACCACCAGATGGATCACCAAAATACGTGGACTTCCCGCTCTGCCAAATAGCCTCTGCCCTCGTTAGGTAATCCTTCGCTATCCCAAGAGGTAGCATACCACTCTGCCACAACATAATATAGTTGGCCAATTCCTCATATCCGATTCGGCCATCTTGGTCGGTGTCTGCTGGATGATAAGCGGCTGATGTGTATCCAGATGACATGCTCAGGATGAAAAACGGCTCATCGAAAGCTGCGAAGTTGGATGTACCACCCAGAGTACCACCAGGAGATTTCGGCCCTGTGGTGTTACGAATAGCGTTGAATGTAAATCTTACCTGCCGTGTCCCGGAAGGCACCAGCACATTAGCTTCGTTCAAATGCCACCCTGCTGTTCCGTCGTGCCCGAAAGTATACCCAGAAATGAAGGTGCTTGCACTTGGATTGCCACTGTAAAAATCAAACCTACCTTCACCAGTATCATTGACTGCTTGATTAACTGTTGTCTGATACAAACCGATATGGGCCTCGTAAAGCTCATGATCGATACCAGCTTCGGGAACACCAAGCATGTCAGTTAGGTGAATAGTTTGCATGACAGAACCAGACGCCAAATCCGGTGCCTGGAAATAATAGTCATAACCACTTCTGGAAGCCGGATAGGTGTAGTCAATCGACTCTTCTGGATGAGTGGCAGCATGATTGACCACTGACGATGGACTAAATGGATGGAAATAGCTGTCTGGATCAATCTCAAAATTGAAAGCATTCTGTTGCTTATTGATAGTCCATGTAGTTCCCAACGAACCACTAATACTAGGCTTGGTGTTAGGATCAGTCCAGTTGCGGAACATTTCATCAGGATCGAGCAACGTTGCGACATTGTGTGTATGCAGTGGTATCACATACATAGTCGAGTAATCATAAAGGATGTACGGATATCGATTCAGCGGCGATAAACCAGGATCAGTCGGGAACTTTTTGGCATTCCATTGTAAAACAGGATAAGTCAAAAATGTGTAGTGATTACCATCACAATCAGTTATCACTTCCCCACGCATCGGATGACGGATCGGATTGGACGGAAGATAGCCGCTGATCGTATATACCCAAACTTCTGGGAAATGCTCATCGAACACACGGTACTGAGGGCCTTGAACAATGTCACCGTTCAGATATCGAATAGAATAATCCCAGGAAATAGTACCGCTATACTGAGGATTGTAGATAGTTGCCTGACCATCTGCTGTTTGTCTATCTGTCCTATTGATAATGAATGAAGGACTGACATCCCACCGGTTGTAATAACTGTAGTTCTCACCCGGTTCATACCACCGCCATCCGGGGTGATACATGGCTTTGCTTTGCATATGGAATGGAATCTCATCAGCAACCGCCCACTCCAACAGATTGTTGCCCAAAATACCGATCTCTGGATCGATGGAACTACCATGCTCAACTACCAGAAGTATTGTATAGACATTAACATGGTTACCACCAGTTTGGCTCTCGTGAGAAACACCGATTTGCAGATCATCAAGTTCATCCCATGTCCAAGGATTACCTGTTACTGGGTTGTATGGCCAATCAGACATAGAAGAACCGTGCATGATAGCAGCAGTACCATTATGCCAAGCTCTATAGGTACGATCACCCGGACACTGACCATCAGATATGTAATCAACGTATCCGCTAACACCAGACGGAACGCGAATGAGGTGGTGTTGCGTATCACATGGACTGTCGGTCCCGGTCGAGTAATCTTGTATACATGTCCAAATACAGGGGACGCTTGAGATAAAACAAAGACCTACTACCAGACACATCAGACCGTAACGTAGGAGGATCACTGCTAGCAGACCACGGATTACTTTCATTTGGTTGTATATGTTGATAGGCATAATCCCTAGAACGACCTTCCTGCGGTGCTAAATGATAATCGGCGTGCCAATCCTCATTACCATGGTGAACAACGTAATCCTGTTGCTCCCCATTCCAGTCAACATTGATGACAGTCAACTTGGTTCCATGAGGAATCATTCCATCAGTCGGAGCACCATAGCGATTAGGCGCTGCTACAAAATATGGCTCCCCACTTGGGACCAAGGCACCCCTCGGATAATCAGGCATCCAGGTATTGTGTTTGCGACCATATACACCGCCGTAGTGGTCATCTCTCCAGTAATCTGGGTCCATTTCCATTGCGGTAAACTTCAGATTGTATCCAGGATTCCATTCTAGACTAGCATGAGACGAGAAAAGCGGATCGAATATCTTAGACGGCACTGCTCCAGAAGGATCACGACTATCATTCAGAATAATATTGTCGTAAAAGAAACGACCACTACGAATGTTATCTTCTGTACTACTGGCAATGCCATACCCAAGGTATATTTTTTGCCTAGAGTATCCACCGCCCCAACCTTCTCCGGTCTGTTCATTTGACATGTTAGTTGTATGTTGAATATCGAGTTTACCGTTTACCCACACGTAAATCATACCCAGGTCTTCACCGTAGAAATACTGACCACTGGCATAATTCTCTGGTGGCCACGCTGTTTGGTCCTGTCCCGGAAGCATAGTGTTAGGAAACAACGGATGACCATCGGCTGGCCATGGGTCCATCTGAAGAGGATATTCTTCTGTCCCAGCAAAAGCTTCTGATCCAGGTATATAGGGTGGATTCCCAGGAGATTCTTCGTAGGCTTCGAAAAACGTTTTGAAAGGATTAACTTCGTAATAACCAAGACCAATTGGGTTCCCACCTACTTCACTAACATCCCAACCAATCTTTGGATTGATGAACACCTGAATTTCGTGCCACTTGTCTGGCTCCAGGTAGATGGTCCCCTGTCGGCCATCCGCTCTGGGCAACCAAGCAGTTGGCAGATAACTGGGCGGATCGGTATCTGGTTGGGTGATGTGTTTACTGCCGTTAACGGTCAAATATCCGTTTGACAATGTAAGCGTCAAGTCTCTGGATACATCACCGGTTTTACTTCTCTGAAGAATGAGTACGCCGCCACCACCAGTTTGAGTATACATGAAATCAAACTTCAGATAGAATGGTCTAACATCATCGGCATGTCCCGTGAACGGCAGGTCTCCATATCCACCAGTCCATATATGGCAAGCATATTGATGCCAACCATCCTCATGCTGCCAAACCTCAAGACAGTGTTCGCCATGCCCACCCTTGACACCATACCGCTCAAAAATTTCTCGATGAGACACAATCTGGGTGTTACGACTACCAGCAAGATCAACACCACCTGCGCCATTATTCCAACCGGTATACTTGGAGGGCAGATTTTGTCTAGCATAATCAGAGAACATCTCTGTATGTTCAAGACCATGGCCAAAATGTATGGTGTACATTCGCATAACTACCGACTCCTATAGATACTCAAGCTCGAAAGTCATACCAAATTGCTTGTCACCGAGTTGTGTCGGTGTGCAGGTTAGGGCAATATACCAATCATGCTGAGTGCTGAGTTCCTCAAAACCACCCTCTCTGGCACCATTCAGACCAGGAGAATTAACCAAAGAGATATAATTAGAACCTGATGCGCTCACATTTGCCCATGATGCATCACTATACACACTCGTAATAGCTTGTCGATTACTTCTGTGACGTATCTCAGCGGCATAGAATGTTAAATTCTCCGCAGGACGTTCTTTGTTAGCAACAGCGCCAGTGAAGCTGCCGTCAAACACCCACAGCTTGGCCTGCTGGCAATAGACAGCAGAGCCATGGGTGAACCTTATATTAGCAGTAGCTAGCTCATTTGGCAATTGTCGTAGTGCGATACCAGAACTCTCTTGTCCATGGATCACCCCAGAAGCACCATTGTATTTATTGTTGTTACACTCAAAACTCTCAACAGTACCACTGGCGTTCGTCACGAACGTATGTCCATTGTAGGCACCGATGGATACGGCATCGCCGAAGCCATCATCCCCAAAAAATCCCAAACCAGAACTCGCGGAGACCAAGGTGTCTTCGCCAGCGTATAGCTCTAGTGTTGCCATGATTCTCTCCTTCCCTCCTTCTTATACACCTTACAACGACACCTCAAAGGTAATCGGATCAAACTTCGTACCAGTCACAGTGAATGACACCTCTATATTAGACATTTCCATAGCATTTACTACTTCGGTTGGATCATTTTGCCAGCCGGTTTCGATAACTCCCCGTGGATACACGGTAATATACTCACCGATGTTCGGCAGTAATAGATGCCAATCTGGGTACAACATGGAGTACGGTACCCAATTATCTGGATGAATCATCAAATCCCCGGCCTGCCCAATACTGTGTCGATTGCGACAAAAAATACGCATCCGCACACTGGTACATCCGGCACCCATGGTAAAGGTCTTCGAGAATGGCACCTCTAATGGTGTAGTATCTGCTGGGGTAAAACCAAGATCGCTGTTACCACCCAAAGTCCAATCTTCTAGTGTATCATTAAATCCGTCACCATCGGTTGTCTTACCACCACCCAACCACGTTCTGTCCCAAGTGTACTTATTGGTCATCGACATAGTAATATTTACCTGTCTCTGGATGTATTCTTCTGCGCCATCGATGAGTGTTGACAATGGTGCGTCATATTCCCACCCAGGATCAGGATCGGGCTCTGGCCGATTAGTAAAGTTCCAATAGTAAGCTTCTGGGTTAGTAATGATTGGCTTTACCGTGGCCGTACCATCAATCGTTACCTCTCCTGGTTCTGGGTCATCAGGATCAACAGGTATATCAGCTACATTGATTACCAAATCTGCAATCATATATGAGGCAACACTGAAGCTACGTGGAGTCCATTCATCATTCTCATAATAAGTGCCACCACCTGGAGGAAACACTTGACGATAACTATGATCATCCAGCCAGTAAGTAGCACCGATCATCTGTAATGGAACCAGATTGATAACTGAATTCAACTCTGTTAGTGAGCGGTACTCATTCATACCATTAGCCCCATTGTGATAATTATCAAAACCAGTAGTAACCTTCAAAGCCTCTGCTGGCGTAAGAACTTTACACTGACTCACAGCCAACCCACCAGGAATCAATATATGGTGATCAAGATCATCAATATCTGAAAAGAAGTCGGTTAGATGAGCATAGTAATTGAACATATGTGGGCTATCTAAGGTAAACTCCATCTCCGATTTCTCAGCCAATGGTTCGGCAGCACTGGCTAGTGCCTCGATAGCTGCTCTGAAGTATTGTGGCATCCCATAATACGACAATATGGTCTTGCCCGCAAACAAACCGTTGAAGGTTTCAGCGTCTAGCGGATTCAGCGTTGGCGTATGACCAGCGCCAGCCGAAAACGATGTAAATGCCCTCGGGTCTGGAGACACTCTACCATTAGCAAGAATCGTAAAACTATTTGGCCAATCGCTAGGCAATTCGGCAACAGCGGGATAAATATCATCCATACCAAATGTCTCAGCCTCTTCGAAACCAATCATCGGCACATTTATCGAAATAACAGGACCAACACCACCAGCACCATCACTCCCTTCGTGTACAGCAAGCATCTGACCTATCCCATATGCCATCCTGGAGAATGTATCCACTAGACCAAGCACATGTCCAGGGTTCTTGTAGTCAATACCTGGATTGCCAACACCAAGCCCAGTATATTGTACATCCGGTGTGTACTCAGAAGCTACCGGCTCAAGATATTGATATGGGTCAAATCCTGGATACGACAACGTTGTTGGATTTGGATAGAGTAATCCCTGGTACCCACCACAAAAGATACCAACCTCTGGTTGATATGCATTGTAGCCGTGCATAGCGAGGCTAACCAATTTATTGTCTGGCAAATGCCCTATGCCCGCCATTATCCACCTTCCTCTTCAACAACCGGTGGTGTGAACACCTGCGGCGTTTGTTCCATATACGGCAGATATGGACCATGCTCATCACTCTCCGAAAAAATACTAACCGTAACCCGAGTACCAACAGGTATCAGTCCTGGGCTATTCTCTGCTTCTGCTAAGTTCCGCACATTGTTCCACTCAGCAAGAAAATACGAACCGGTAACATCAAGACCACCTGCAAAGGTATCTGGGTCTACATCAGCATAGCTGAGTCGCCTGACGGAATAGAAGGGGCCACCTTCCTTCACAGAAACTACACCCATTCCACCCTCTGGCTTCTGGTAGATATATTCCATCTCTTCTTGTGTCGGGCCAGTTGGAACCTCTTCCTCTTCAGTCTCGGGAGCGGACTCTGGCTCTGGTGGAGCTTCGAAGTCATCCTTGTTCTCTGGGAAATCATCTTCCGGTTCCTTCTCGTCGTCAATGTCGTCCTTTTCCCTCTCTTCTTGTTTCTTTCGTTTGAACTCGCCAAGCTCTCTGGTGTACAAATTCATGACGTATCTGGTCATGACGCCATTATTGTCGAATCGAATGAATACTTCGGTTATGCTCCCACCGAGGCCAATTGACTGACCGATATTGACCTGTGGCACATCAGCCACTTCAAGCTGGCCAGTATTGATCACAGATAACCCAGGTAGAGTATCAATCTTCTTGGCAGCCATCTCGGTTAGCTGGGTCATAGCCGTATCATGGAGCATACCGCGTACCCCAAAGGTCCATGGCACCAAGTCTTTATCAATCGAAACTTCAGACGAACCAGCCGAAGGCACACGGCTTCTCACCATTGACGTATTACTCCATGGTCCATAATGAACACCTCGGTCCATAATTGGTGCCCATGCTTTGGACAACGATCCATGGCGAGTCATGCGATTCTCATTCAACTCTCCGGTGTCTGGGTCCATATAATATCGAGTCAATGCAACAGGTAAAACCATGATAACATAGCGACCATATTGTTCTAGGTTGCACTTCATATATGATTCACTCTCTCGTGGTATTAGATTGTTTGAGTTCTGAACAACAGGTGCCCAAGTTACATAATGCGGAGTAAGCGGAGATTCTACAGTACCAGAACCAGTCAAGAAAAGTTCAGACAAATGAACGAATGGCCCCCATCGTCCATCTTCGGTTGTCATTTTGAGCAGGACATCTGGGTCAAATTGTCGAACACCATGTGGTGGCGTCGAGCCTTCCCACCATCCAGCAGGGATAATCTCTGGGTAGTTGGGTAAATCCCGACCAGTATCGGACATTGTATTTTTGTTCAACGCGAAATAGAATCGCTTACCCCAAAAATCATCAATGTACCGCTTAAGCGCAGCAAGTTGATCGGCATCCATAGCACCATCTAGGTCGCCGTTGAGAGCATCTTCCATTTCTTCGATCGTAGTTACAATGCGGCGGTATTGTGGTTCATCTGGCATTGTATATGCTGGAGTTGGCAATGGTTGTCCGAGTTCATTAAATCCCCAGAACTGCTTGATCTCCACTCCGTGAACTTGATCCAATTTTCGCTTAACACCACCCCAAATGACCTTATGAGTGGTGGTGTCAGTATTCTCGTAACCATCTTTGCGACGAATCACACGATCACCGTGCAGCGCAGCAAGTTCGTCCATTTCTAAAGCAGTAGGATTACCAATACCATCTAGTCGTCGAACTACCTTAATTGTAATCACAATGGTATCGTCAACAACGCTCTTACGTTGCGATTCTACCCACCACTCAGCACCAACAGCATTACAGAATTCAGTAATCGTAGAAACCAGTGACCTTACTTCACCTTCAATATAGTAATGATCCACACCCTCGCCACGCCAATTGGTTAGAGTTGCCAACTCACTCATATCAACCTCAAAGACATTATTGCCATAGCGAAGAGTGGCGGCTTCTACTCGCTCCATTATAGTACGAAACAGAACACCCTTATCTTCCTCTGTACTAGAAGAAGAAGATTCGGTGCTTCGATCAGAACCGATGTAGACAACATTGCTGTCAATCAGCGCAACTTCTGACTCAGGTTCGTCAACATATACATTGGCTATATTGGCAGAATCAAGAACTGTGCGACAGTCCGTCAACCGCACAACATAGATACCAGTCCCATTCGGATCAATCGTAGTCCTCTCCCATGACTGGACAATGCCTAGAATACTAAGCTCACCAAACGCAACATACTGAGCCGAACGCACATCGTACTGGTCCAGGGTAAAATCTTGATCTTCCTCTTCGACAACAGTAACGGTGAAAACGATGGGCTGACTATTGAATCCCATCTGCGCAGTAATACTTTTGAACGAACAGCCAAAGACCTTGGTCGTTCTAGCACCCCACGTATCGTCATAAATCACTGTAGCCATTACGATCCACTCTCCGTTACCGTATGCACCCTAGTACGGGAATACTTCCCTGTAGTTGGATTCCACACTTCATGATCACTCTCTAGGATGTATGACCCAGGATACCACGGACTAATCAGTGGACCATACGGTACGCCCCCTGCTGCATCCATGGTATCAGCAACCGTATTAGTATCCGGCTTCGTTGACCCATGCCCCTCGGAACGATAGCTCACACTGATCTGTTGAGCGGTAGCAGTGTTGATCCGTTGAATGATTGGGCCAGCTATTCGGCCAGGAATGAACAATTTTGCTGCCATGATCTGTGGATATGCAATATCGACAACAATATCGACATTGTTCTCGTCCTTGTCTGTCCATGTCCACGTTGTCCGAGATGTCCCCCTCGTTTCATTCAGCGCACTTGTCTTGGCCACATGAGCACCCGTAAAAGTAACACCAGCGGGTTTTTGTGATCCAATCAAAGTTTGAGCCAAAGTCCGCGCATTTACATCTGACGGGATATTGCTTCTAGCATTATTTAGCCTCGCCGTTTTAGTGGTACCTTTGCCTTCGATATCGACATTGAGCGAAAGAGTATAGACACCATCGCTGGCATTGTAGGATAGGGTGGCCTCATTACCCTGTGTGTAATTAGCATTTTCGCCAGCCGACCAATTAAAACTGAAAGTGACAACCGCATCCTTTTCGTTAACCGTAACATTCTTCTGTGTAGGCGATGTCGGTATCACATAACCAGCCAACAGTGTCCCCAAAGATGTTTCCGCTGCTGTTTTAGCAGCGGCATTCGTTGGAATTTGCGCCTTAGCATTGGCTACAGCAGATGATCCCCCAGTGCGCTCTCGATTGTGCAGCCCATAAATAGTTCCGTTGTAACTTACATCAACAGCATTGTCTTCTGTGCGATGGATTACTGTAAACGTTTTCTCAATGTAGGTTGCAGCTACTTCACCCGGACCTGCTTCTCTGATGGTCCACGTCTCAGTAATAGCATAACTGCCATCGCGTTCCGCAACATTCAGGCTTTTGGTATAGCTACCGTTAACCCAGTTGGTAAATCCCGTCGCGTAGGAGACAAAGGTGCTGTCAGGTATCCCGGCAATTCGTGCATCACACCAACTCTTGGCGTTAGCCCAAGCCTGGGTCTCATCCCCTGTCACCTCATCAAACGTCAACAACCCCTTGGCGCTGACAATATGACTGATCTCGAACACCTTACCTTTGTGTCCTGCCACTTCGCTGAACTGCCATTCCTCCGACACATCCTGAAGGCCCGAAGCATCAAAAATGTCCTCGTCGATAATGCCCGTCAGATATTCAGCTTCTAGTTCAATCCGATATTCGCAACGATCGGCCCATTGCCCTTCTGGGAAATTGATCGATCTGACTTTCGGACGGCACTTGACCGGGGAAGCGGCACCGCCGTACCACTCCAGCACCTTACCATCTTCCCTGAACAGCCACCGTAGGGCCTCTTGCTTGCGTTCTAGCTGCACGAACGGCGTATCGCCGCCCACGTATGTCTCATCCGGTGGATAGCCACCAACCGTCCAGAAAGCGTTGGATGGGTTGCCCAGAGGGTAACTACCACTTGGGGAACCTCGGAACGGCAGGAGCGTTCCTGCCAGCGAAATCTCATACCCCACACCGTGCTTCCCGCCATCACCCGCAGCACGGTAGACCTTGGTCACCGTTACCAGTGGCGCTGGAATAATTGCTTTGCTGTCATATACAACTGAAGCCATCTTGTCCTCCCTTAATACCTGCTGCCAACAAGATTGGATGGTGTTCTATCTCTTTTGACAAATCTGTTGCATCTTGGACACAATAATGATAAATTTTCTAAACTAAACAGTGCTAACAATTCTGACTCGTTCGAGGCAGAAGATGTTGGTATGATATGATCGATATCATAACCCACATCATCATAATCACTTTTGCACATAGGGCATCTATTGTTTTGTTGTCGTCTCACATCCTCCAAATGATCGCATAATTCTCTGCCTGAATACGGAAGATGTTTGGTAAAGCTTTTTTGTCTGTTAAGACGATGTCGCAATGCACTTCTCAGCCTATTTTGATATATATAGATTGGTTGCCGCAACCTGTTTTTTTGTGCGTTTTTCCTCTTTTCTTTTGACGACGGATGCTGCGACCATTTTCGAAATTGTTCGGATTCGCACTTATCACATCTCAATCGATTTAACCCACATCTAGTACTATAAGAGTGCTTTGTATGGCCGTGTCGTGGACAAATTGCAATTACTTTGTTGTTTTCAATTTTTGAAACCATCAACCTTCTTTGTCCGCCCTGCACCCCATAAGCTTTTAACCCCAGTTGCTTGGCCTTGCTGATAATGGCCGTATAGGTACGGTCGAGTTTGTCGCAGCAAGCTTTGTAACCACCATTCGGATAAAAATTTTTCAATATTTCAATTTCAATATTTGTCCATTTTGGGTATTTTTTGCTATTCATTTTAATATCCATGTACGTACAGGTTCCCGCTGGTATTATACACAAGGGTACCAGCGTCTAAGAACAGGTGAAGCCCGCTTGGGCCGTTGTTGAACATTCCAGAGACACCCATCAAATAAAGCGATACTGTACCAGTCTCTTGTTCAAAGAGTCCCTCTACAAACAGATTGCCCGACGCAGAATACAGTGCTGGGACGGCTCCCGACATGTACAAAGTGGCCGTTCCGAACCAACCCGGCTCGCCCTTCAAGAACAGGGTCCATGGGTCATCATGCGCGTCGTATGGTATGAATCCGATTCTGGTTGGGTCGTCAGGATTGACACTGCACACCAAGCCAACAGAGTCGCTGATCTCGTTCCCGTGTGGCGATTCGCCAGAAGCATGGCCGAACATATACATTGGGCAGGACGCTGGTGTTGTGAAATCAGACTTCAGGAATAGTGTCCACGCTTCGTCACTGGTCAGGTTGCCCTCTTGGGCCTTCAAGAATAGCGTCCACTCTTCTGTCCCGCCAGCGGTGTACGGATAATCAGCGTCGGCAGCTTCGAGGTAGAGTCCAATATTGTTGAATGTCTGGTTGACGCCAGAGGAACCGGATGCTGGTGTGAAACCATGGATGAATAGGTTGAGTGTTTTGGTTTCGTCATTGTCGTCAGTTTGCAGGTATAGAGTCCAGCTACCCCATTGTCTTCCCGGACCAATAAATAGCGGACATGTTCCGCTAGCTTGATCATACCCATACATATACAGGGACGGGCTAGGATCACCATATGGATATTCAAAATCATCGGGATTGCCTGGATATGAGAAGCTACCGCTTGAACAGATGAACTCTGGTCCCTTGATGAATAAATTGCAATTTCCGCTGCTACCCTCATGCCCAAGTGCATACAATGGCGGGCTAGGACCGTGACCAGCACCACCATTGACACTGGTGAAGGCACCAGCCATTGTATATAAGTCTATTCCACTTGACCATGGTGTTGGACCCTTAATATATAGATCGCCAGATGCGACACTTTGTTCGTAGCCATCACCGATACGCAGCAAAACACCAGATGGATAATCACCACTGGTATCGACATGTACATGTGCTTGCATATAGAAATCTACATTGTTAGCTGCCGGGCCGAAGATAACTAGATCACAACTATCTTCATACTGGAGTGGCCCCTTTGTAAACAATGGTGGTCCATACTCAATACCAGCCATTGATTCAATAGCTGCGGCACCATCAGCAGCAAAAATGAAATCTGTAAGTTCTGGTGTTCTCGGAGCCGTACCGATGTAGGCACTCGTGAATGTTTCTTGTGTTCTCAGGTATAGATTGGCAGTCCCGCTTGGTTGTAGTGGCCCTTGTATATATAGATCGCAACCATTGCTGATTACACCACCTGTCAAACCGCTGGTAGTTCCGCTGGTATCACCAGTTGTCTGTACAACAAAGATACCGCTACCAGTCGATCCACCGAAGAACACTCCGCTACCGGTGAACACAAAATCGTCAACACGAGGAACACCATGATAATGTATTGGATACATATCATAGGTATAGATACCAGTCGGAGTTGGTGAACGTCTCTGGTTAATCTCTGGGTGATTATCATGGTTGACCCATCGGATAGACGCCCCATATGAGTTGAGATTGAGTTCATCGTTATACGGCTGCATGATACCACTTTGTGGATCATGAAATATCTGCTGTCCACCATCCGGTCTGGTACCTTGGCCATGATATGGTGAAATTGTGGTAGGCTGGATATTACTGATATAGAATCCAGATGGTGGTGTTTCTTCGAGCAAATATGCGGATGCATCTGCACCATAAGCACCCAGGCCAACTTCGATAGTAACACGAAGTCCTGAACAGATTTCACCCGGATTATAGCCAATCCCTGGAATTGTTGGATCATACGCAAATGTTCCAACCGTCCGTCTGATGTAGGTGGATGGCGGAACAATCGTAGGCCGATATTCATCTAGTGGTCGATTGTATGTATCAACAATGCTGTGTAGGTCTCTTAACTCATCGGTGGTAAAGCGATCAGCATCAGTCCACAATACGTTCTCTGCCAGGATGATACTGCCCTGTTTAACACCACCCAATTCTGGTGGAATAATACCACCAGTGACATTAACACCCTGCTGTCTTACGCCAACAGAGTTTTCAGCCCTTTGGTTTGTCGGGTTACTATAGCTATACAATGAACTGGCAGGTGGGCCAGTAAGGCCAGAGCCAATATATGTCCACGGTTGCCCGTCAAGACTCAAATAAACTTTCATGTGATTCGGATGACTACCATCGACACCACTGGCTATAAAATCAGCATGTATGGCAACAAAAGTGATTGGATCGTGTGTAATATATACTGTAGGCCACTCTTCTTCCCAAGTTCGATAGAGCCCTGTGACTTCTGGGTTCCAGGTCCAATCGGTACCACTTGGAGTACCATAGTGAGTAGTACCACCCCACCACAAACCGCCACCACTCGGTTGTTCATATGGTACGTCACGAACATTCGTGATAACTGTGATACCACTTTCACTTTCAATACGGATACCCAACGTATGTGAAGCCAGAGCAACATCAAGTTCTTCTGGAAGATTCTTGCGGAACCAGCCTACCTCTGCAACGTTGCCAGAAGTATGAGCACCAGACATCCAGAAGACCGTTGTAATACTGCCAGAACCAGGATATCCATAGTCTTCAACTGTACCACAGATATTCTGTTTGTATTTCTCAGATTCATAGTAGCCAAGCTTGGTCGATTGCCACCCACCACCTGGACTTCGGTAATCAGTGTCCATTGAATCACGATAGTTGAATCCGCCCAAATCATTATAATGTGGATAAGTACCGTCGCCCTCGGTAGGAACAAATGGTTCAACCAACCTAGAATCACTAACATGCTCTACTATCTTACCAGATACGCCAATGAAGTAGCTGTATTGGAATAGAGTGTTTGGAATGTATAATACCTGATCGTTGACAAATTCCCTAATACTACCAGCAGCACCAAGGCCATCGTGATAATACTTTAGATAGAAAACGGCATCGGCCTCTCTGATTAGCCCAGGTCCGGCATCGACTAAGTTGTACACGATCAGATTGAGAGAAGAAGCTGCTGGCTCCGGTGCCTTGATAAATAGATCACCGGATGCGACATGAGAGGTAACCCCATGAACAAATAGGTCACCAGACGCATCAAGCGAGTCAAGACCTTGTGTAAAGAGATTGCACTGTCCGCTATGGGGAATGATGCCGAATCCCTTCATGTACAACGATACACCAGACGGATAAGCAGGACAATCATCGGGGTTGGTGGCGTAACCATAAACACCATGGACAAAAAGGTCTCCAGATGCTTGATGTATATCAAGACCATAAGTAAACAGATCGGCACTGGCAAGTTGAACACCGTATATGTAGAAAGGAACACCAGATGGATATTGTCCACTTGAATTTATGATTTCATAACCATTGATATATAAATCAAATAAATTGTTGTACGATCCACGACTATTAATATATAAACTAAAATTATCCGATATTGGTGTTACTTCATAATCAAGAAAATTATCCCAATATCCTACTAATATTTGAGTTGGATTCGCTGGAGAAATATCTGATACATATTCTTGAATATATCCAGAAGTATCGACATTAACAGTCATTCCTACATAAATACCACCAGTATCACTATTAACAGCGCGGTCTAGTTTGTCTACATACCTACCGATCTCTGATGAAGTGTTACGTATACCAAGATATTGATACCATGCTTCATTTCGATGGCATAACAAAAAATTTGCTACACAATTATACGGCACACCCGAGGCACTTAAATTTAATTCTTGCCAATTTGTAGCAAGGGGTTTAGGAAATTCTATTTTTGTTTCTGTAAACGTGCCCGGTGGATTACTGAAATATCCTAAAAGCCAAAATTGGGTAGCATCTTTGTCTTCGGTATGAATTTCAATAGATGCTTGATCATCAATACTTGTTGTAGATAATAGAGATAAACATTGATTATAATCTCCAGCATATCTCACATCAAATAAATAATCAGAATCTATGCCACTACCACGAATACCTAAGTATCTTGAATTGGTATTATCAGTATTGGCAGCAGCAATCTCAACTATTTGTCCGCTAGAAACAGTATAACCGCTTAGTGATACACCATGCCAGCCAGATGAGATCGGTGAAGTAAAATTGTCTATTCTTTCAATATATGTGCATCCAGACCAATATCCAAGTAAAATAAATCTAACATCATTATTGTTTTGAGCATATGCATCAATATGTGAATTAGCATCAGCTTGGACATGCATAGTTAAACACGATTTATCAGTTAAAGTTTTTGTAATAGCTATATATCGATTTAATGAACCGGAAGTTGCTCTTATGCCACAATTTCTGGCCGCCAATGCATCATCGCTGGTTAATGCTATTTCTGCAACAGCATACGCTGGAACTCCGTAAGCAGATAAGTCATACTCTACCCAGGTTCCTTGCGTACCACTAGGTGTGATAACATTGAAACATTCAGTATAAAAACATGCAGCCATATTATTCTCCTATGTTATTGCACTCTCAAAAGCATTCGCCGCTTCCGAGCTACCAGCCGCACGAGCCAACTGCTGGAGAACAGCATTGATCTCAGCCTTGGCGACTCTTGTCGCAACAGCCTCGAACTCTGCTGTAAATTCTTTCGCTGCTTCCCCAACACCAGCAACGTCTACCTTGACATCGCTCATAGTCTCAATGTTAATACCGATACCTTCCTCCATTGCCCCAGCAATTCTTGTCATACCATCGTTGAGATTACCCATGCTCTCCTGGGACTTATCGATGACTGCGTTATTAGAAGCAATCGCTTCAGTATTCGCTTCCAGACCTGCAACTTCTAATGGCTTCTCTCTCTCAGCGGCAGCCAACTCCGCTGCCTGTTGTGTCTGCGTATCAACGGCCTTGGCGACCGAATCGACCCTATCACCAAGAGCATTTACGGCCTCTGTGGTCTGGGCGATAGCCTCACGAGCACCCTCCCCATCAGCACCACCAGCAGCAGCAGCCTCTTGTTGTGCAGACAAGGCTTCTCTTTGAACATCAGCGACAGCCTGTAGCTGACCCACAGATTCACCCATAGTCTGGATGGCTGTCGCCGCTGAAGCAGAAATGTCCTCAAACGCGCGTGGTGCTGTTTCGGCTTCTGGTGTTGGCATACCCGGCTGTCCTAGATTCTGCAACATCTGCAATATGCTGGCTGGCAGTTGTTCCATAATCTGCTGTGGTTCACGAGCCACTTCGGGTCGTTCGATCAGAGTTTTCAGGCTGTTGGTTAGGTCTCCAACAGATCGCTGCAAAGCCCCAATATGCTCAACTTCTCGGACTCCAGGTTCAGCCGCCTGTTCTCTCAGTACGTCGGCAGCGGCACGAGCTACTTCGGTGGGGTCCAAGCCACTATCTTGAATCAATTTCGGGATATCGTAGATGAATCCCTTGAAGTCCTTAATGCTATCGCGGAATTCCTTGGTAGCTTCTGCTTCGGTGTAATCACCACGGTAAAGTTGACTCTGCAACTTGTCACCAGCCACTTGGACAGCACCCTGGACCATAGCCTCCATAACGCGGCCCATATCTCCACCGAATAGCGCAGATTGCAGATGTCGCGTCTCTACGGCCCGCTGTTCTGTCGGGCGAGCCTCCGGGACAGGAGCACGTTCTGTATATACGCGACCTTCTGGAGCAGTCCTGACATCAAGAGCACCAAGACCCTTTTGTAAATCTGTTGTGGTCAAAGCCGAGGTAAATGCCCGCACTGCCGAGGCACTCTCTCGCAATGCTGCCGCAAAAATATCCGCTGGTTCCTCGAATGCTTGGGAAACATCTATAGCCGTTTGAGCTTCGATAAATTGACGTTGCCGACTGATGAATTCGGTCATCTGCTTGCTGCTATCTTCGAGTCGTTCAGAGAATCTCGCAGCGGCTTTCTCGTTAAAACCATAGCCAAGCTCTCGCTGCTCTTCTTGTCGCTCTGACAACGCTTGTGGAGCTTGCTGTGCAATTTTAGCCAACTGACTCAAAGCTACTTGAAGATTAAGCACTTCAATCGATGCTTCATTAGAAGCTTTCAGCAAGCCTAGACTGGCACCTTCACCAGTTTGCTGTGCCTCTGCGACTTGTCTCTGTAACTCAGCGTGTTTACGGTAACTGCCTTCGTACTCCCGGAGTACCTGTCCTACCAAATCACCATTCTGTGCCAGATCGATCATAACATCATTAGCATCCTGAAGACCCATCTCAAACCCAGGCAGACTAAGCTCAAGACCGACATTCTGTAGAGCATTCTGCAAACTGCTTACGATAGTATTACCTAGTTCGGCGGTACCAACGTCAACCTGAGCCAAGGTTTCTTCTCCAGAAAGTGCCAGATTGAGTTGCTGCATCTGACGATCCAACCAAGTTTTGTAGACATCAATAGCGGCATCATAGAATGGTTGCTGCTTGCCAAGTACAGATTCAAATGCATTCTGGACTTCTTCGGTAGAAGGAACTACGCCAGCAGAATCTACAAGCAATCCCTTCAATTGTTGACCCAAGCCTGCCGCAGCCGCCTTGAAAGCCGCTTCCGCTTCGGGTGGAATCTGCTCTGGATATTCATCCATAAACTTGTCAATATAGTCATCCAACACGTCAAATGGATCAACCTGCGGATCACTCAACAGCGAACGCAGTGAATCGGCATTAGCTTTACTCTTGATAATAGATTTCATAAAGTCATCAAGAGCCTTGCCAACTTGGGCCATATCTGTTGTAAATTCTTCCAGCCCCTCGAATTGACTCAAGTCGAGTAAGTCGCCGATGCCACCAGTACGAGCCAATTGTTCGACAGCCTGTCTGCTGAACTCTGTCCCAGGTTTCGCTACACCAACATCCTGGCCTATAACTTGACTCAATCGATCAAACATAGTGACATTGGTCTCGATAGCACGGGCGGCGTTACCAACTGCATCACTTAGCAGGCCAAGTTCGGTACTAATCTGTGCCGGAATATGTAGTGTCTCGAAATCTTTTGAAGCCTTGGCTAGAGCATTGCCAAGTTTAGTTACCTCTGCATCAATTCGTACTTGCTCAATATTGTTAGCAATTTGCTCCATGCCGCCAAGCTGCTTGACCATAGCCTGACGAATACGAGCAGCAACTTCTACATTGCCACCAAAGGACTCTGACAACATCTGATCAATGCCAGCTTCCAAACCTCCAGCACCGAATTGTTCTATAGCAGACCTAAGAACTTGATTGAGCAATTCTGGATTGTTACCAACAATATCCTCAATCATTTGCTGCGCATCAGCATCGCTGATGGTCATCAAGCCTTTGCCTTGGAACAAATTCTTGACACGTTCATAGGTGCTGGCCAAGAAACCGCTGATTCCCTCCCCATATCTTTCAGCAGAATCTTGAATAGCTTTGATAGCCTCCAGACCCATTTCTCCTGTAACCTGCTGAAGACCCTCTTGTGTCTCCAGTTGCCCAGGTGTTATTTGCATTTCGCCGACTTTTTTAGCAGCCGCATCTAGGATACCTTGCACATCCATATCTACAGCTTTGGTTGCCGCATATGTAAACGCACCCAGAACTGCAACGGCAGCAGCAAGAGCGGCACCGAATGGACCAAGTGCTCCTACAACGCCTGTAATTGCACCTGCCAGACCTTTGCCCGACAGAACAGTGGCAGCCAATGCGATAACACCGATGGCTTTGACAGTTTCAGAAGCAAATAGACCAGCTGAATTACCAGCTTGTGTGAAAGATTCTGATGCTTTGCTTGCTGCGAGAGTTAAAGCGGCAAATGCGGCTAGTGAAGCCATTGGTGAGGCAGCAGCCCCTCGCAGACCACCGGCCAGCCTTCCACCCGCAGCACCGGCAACAGCAGCGCCACCAGCGCTCACGCCAACGCCACCAGCCAAACGTCGTTGGACTCTTTCTCTAGCTGTGGCCCCGGCAGCACCACCAGCAGCCCCAGCACCAAGCGCCATACCCTGAGCGGCAGCAGCAGTAGCCGCCAATCCACCACCAACGGTCCTGCCAACTGTGCCCATGAATGCTAGTGCTTTACCAGCGCTAGTGATCGAAACAGCCAAAAGCTTGAATGCAGCAGAAAAACCAACAATATATGTTAGTGCTGGGATAATTGGCTTAGCAAAGTCAGCCATATATGCCAAAGCCTTACCAGCCTGTGTAGCCATTTTGATCAACGGAACAAACACTGGTCCAGCCAATGATTGCACCAGTTTATTCCACTCTTGTACCATGATATTAAGCTGCGCCTGTAGGCCCTTCAGACCCTCTTCTGCTATCTTCCCGAATTCCCCGCTCGACATCGCTGCCGTTTTCAGGGTTTCATCGAGTACATTGATGTTGCTGATCAAAGCTAACAAACGAGAAATCTGTCGTCTACCACCAAGCTTAGTACCTATTTCAATTCTATCCTGAATACTAGCAGTCTCTTTGAGTGCAGCCGCAATTCGCTTGATAGCCTCAACTGGATTACCCGCCTCAATCGCCTCAGAAATTCGAATACCCTTACCCTCAAGAAAGTTAACGATTTTAGGATCAGCAAGACGAGAAGAGATTGTCTTCATGAATGTACCGACTGTCTCAGCACTTTCTCGTGTAGCCTGACGAATTGTGGTAAACATAGAAGCAAACTCTTGGAATGTACCACCAATAGCCTCAAAGGCAGCACCACCACGAGCGACACCCTTTGCGATATCCTCTGATGACGCAGCAAACTTGTTGGATAGCGCAGTCATAACATCAAGGACGTTGGTGGTGGTCAACCCCTCACTATTAAACTGGTTGAGAGCAGCAATAGTACCTTCTATAGCAGCATCAATAGTCTCGAACGATGGTGTCAATGGAACCTTAGACAATGCAGTCAACGATTCGGTCAATACATCCCCACGCTGACCCGCCTGAGCCAAAATCTTGCCAACACGAGCAATCTCGCTAGCAGCCGTACCAGTGCTAGATGCAAGATCAAGAATTGTTTCTCTTGTGCCACTGATCTGCTGTTCGGTCTGGCCCATAATCTGTCGTAACTTCAGCATGGCGGTGTCAAATTCAATAACTGATGCAGTAGCCTTTGTAAGACCGCCAATGATAGCAAGCGGTGCGGCGGTAGCAGTAACAAACGCAGCATATCGCCTACCGGCAATTCGGACTGACTGGGCAAAGTTCTCAGCAGACTGACCAGCTTTCTTCATACCACCAGCAGCCTTTTGTGTACTGCTGGCCGCTTTCCCTTGTGCTGCGCTCATTTTATTTGTGGACGAGGTAACCTTATTTTGTGCTGCAACAAGAGTGTTCGCGGCAGCGGCTTGAGTCTGAGCAGCTTTGGTTATAGCACTTGCACCACTAGCGCCAGCCGCAACGCCAGCCCCAGCAGCCGCGCCGGTTTGCACTGCACCTTGCAGCTTACCAAGAGCAGCCTCGACCTTTTGTAGACCGAGAATCTCTTGGATTCTGAGATTAACGTCAAGTACAAATGCCACTTACATCACACCCCTAACTCTTCTGCTTGGTGGTGATCTTCTTCTTTTTCTTCTTGCCCGTTCCTTTCTTGGCAGAAGCTTGCTTTTTCTTGGCACTCGGTTTTGTTTTGGTTGTTGTTCCTATGTCACCAATCACCACCGTTTCCCCAGTTTCATCGTCGATAAATGGCTTTGAGTCATCCACCAACAAATTGCCATGCTCATCCACTGGACGCCCAAACGTATCGATCAGATTGCCCTCTCGATCGATATATCGCCCATCCTCGTTGATCAGCCGACCATTACGGTCAACAATTGTCCCGTCCGGTCTGGTATACCGTCCATCATCGTTAATCATGCCAGCGTCCTTGAGCCATTTCATCTCGAACATATTCTTTTGAACGCTATCATCAACACCATACACCATATTCGCCAGCGCTCCGGCGCAATCGACAATAGCCCGCTCATCTTGTCGTTCAATGTACTCGTCATGATTGCGCAAAAATGGCTTGCCGGTATCAGCCGACACCAAGCATTTAACAAGCAGAAACTCAAATCGAAAATTCTCCGCCTGAGACTCAATCGTAGCAGAATCAAATTGCAACCGCTTCTGGTGCTTTTCGAGAATCAATTGTCGCTTCTCTGCCATCTCCAGGGCCAACGCCCGTCCCTCGGAAACTTTGATACCGCCCTTTTTGAGCATCAGTTCGTGCGCACGAATCTCCAGCGCCAGCTTTTCCACCTCTGCCTGATCTCGTAGAGTCCAAACACCCATCTTGGCAAGATACTCTTCCAGTTCAGCCCGAAGCATAAGTCGCTGCGAAGGATTCTGAGACCCTCGACGCATCAACTCTGCCATCCGTAGATTGTATGCCATATTCGCTTCCTGGCTGATTCTGTTCGTTGGGCGAAGTACCGCCAACTTGAGCGGTTTACCCTCAACATCCATCGTGTCGATAACTGTTCTCTTACTGTCCATCAGTTGTTCCTCCAAAATCCATCCGGTATCC